TGGAGGTCCTGGTGGTAATGGAGCCGCAGGAACTGCAGGAACTGCTAATACTGGTGGTGGAGGTGGAGCTTCTGGCTCAGCACCTGCCGCAGGTGGAGCTGGTGGATCTGGTATTGTTATAGTAAAAGAAAAAGACAAAGCTTCTGGTGTGTGGAATTCACGATCTCAATATTCTTCAAAATTAAAAGGACAATGGCCAGACCCTAATCAATATGAAATTGCAAACTCACTTAGGTTTGAGGATGGAGATAATCCTAAATTATCTAGATCAGTTTCAACTAATGGTAGTGGAACAAATGCAACTTTAAGTGTGTGGGTAAAAAGAGGAAATTTAGGAACAAGACAACAAATATATTCAAATAAAACTGCTAGTTCTGGATTTAGTGCTATGAATATGTATTTTAATGCGTCTAATGATAGACTTTACATAGACCACCACGATGGAAGTAATAATAAATCACTTTACACATCTAGAGTATTTAAAGATGTCAGTGCATGGTATCACATAGTTCACACAATAGATACAACCGAGGCAACAGCAACTAATAGATTACGATTATACATAAACGGAGAAGAAGTAACAGATTTTGCTACTGATCAAGCTCCTGATCAAGATTCAAATTTAGCATTAAGTCATTCAACAGGAGATCAATCTATTGGAGATGACCCAAGAGATGGCAGTGATTTGTTTGATGGATATATGTCTGAATACTATTTTATAGATGGTTTAACATTACATTGTGGGCATTTTGGAGAACCCGATCCCGACAATCCTGCAATTTGGAGACCTAAAAAATATGAAGGAAGTTTTAGCGGAACTAATACTTTTTTCTTAGAATTTAAACAATCGGGAACGAGTCAAAATTCAAGTGGTTTAGGTGCGGACACAAGTGGTAATGGAAATCATTTAGCGGTTACTAATTTAGCATCAATAGATCAAACAGCAGATACGCCAACAAATAATTTTTGTACATTAAATCCTTTAGCAGATGCAAATTTAGCAGGTGCAACATTTTCAGAAGGAAATTGTAAACTTGATATTGGAAAATCTGGTGTAGAAAGTGGTGTTATTTCAACATTTTTACTATCAAGTGGAAAATGGTACTGGGAAAGTAAAATGATTGATAGACAAACTACTAATACCTTTATGGTTGGTGTAGTAGCAAGTCAAGTAACAGGTACAGGAACTATTGCAAATTACGCTGGCAATAAATTTTATTATGCAAATAATGGTGATATACATGACACAGATGCAAGTGGAGATAATGGGACTGATTATGGAGATAGTTATGATGAAAATGATATAATAGGAGTAGCATTAGATTTAGATAATAATAAAATATATTTTAGCAAAAATGGTACTTTTCAAAATAGTGGAGACCCCGCAGGTAATTCTAATGGAGTTGCTATAACAGCTCCCGGTTCAACTAATTTAGGAGGGTATATTGCAGGATTTGGTGGATTTCAAACTTACTCTCATGTTATTGAAATTAATTTTGGCAACCCACCTTTTTCAATATCAAGTGGTAATGCGGATGCTAGCGGATATGGTAACTTTGAATATGCGGTGCCTAGTGGATTTTTTTCTTGTTGCACAAAAAATCTAGCACAATACGGATAAGTAGGATATAAGAAACTATGGCATACACAACAATTAATGACCCTTCAGAATATTTTAATACCGTTCTTTATACTGGTAATGGTAGGGATGATAGACCTGTAATAGGAACTGGTTTTCAACCCGATTGGCTATGGATTAAAGAAAGGTCTAGCACATCATCACATAGAGTATTTGATTCTAGTAGAGGTGCTTCTAAAAGACTAGATTCAAATACACAATCAGCAGAAGGTACTGATACAACACAACAAAAAAGTTTTGATAGTGATGGTTTTACAGTTGGCACTAGTGGTTCTACAAATGCAACTGGTGATACTTATGTAGCATGGCAATGGAAAGCTAATGCTGGAACAACAGCTAGTAATACTGACGGAAATTTAACTACTACAGTACAAGCAAATCAAACCGCAGGATTTTCAATAGTGCTTTGGACTTCAACAGGGTCAAGTGATAATATAGGACATGGTTTAGGGGCAACACCAAAAGTAATTATAGAAAAATCTAGAAGCGCTGGTAGCACTGATTGGACTTTTTATACTAATGCGGGAGGTAATAAATTATTATTTTTAAATAACGGAAATGCTGTTACAACTTCATTTTCTGGAGTAGCAAATGTAGGTTCATCTCTTTTTACAGATGGAAATAGCGGCACAGATACAAGAGTTGCGTGGTGTTTTGCTGAAAAACAAGGCTACAGTAAATTTGGTCTTTATACAGGTAATGGTAATGCAGATGGCCCCTTTATTTATTTAGGATTTAAACCTGCTTGGGTTTTGTTCAAAAATTTGACAGCAGGTCATGACTGGAGAATTTTAGATAATAAAAGAAATACTTCTAATTCTAATAATACAGATTTAAGACCAAATACTAATGACGCCGATAGTTCGGGTAGTGATATGGATTTTTTATCTAATGGAATAAAAATGAGAGATACTGATGGTGATTTAAATGAAGATGGGGCTAGTCATTTTTACATGGCATTTGCAGAATCACCATGTGTAACATCAAATGGAATACCCAACAACGCAAGATAAGGAGAATATTATGTGGGCATATGTAAAAGACGGTGTAATAAAACAAGTAAATGATCATCAAACAAGATTACAACCTAATCCCGGTGTTTATTTTCCTGCAAAATACGCTGATGAATGGACAAAAGAACAAAAAGAAGATTATGGAGTTTATGAAATAGTTCAAGATAAAACTAATTATAAAGATCCAGAATATTATAATAATGGTGCAGACACTATATCTTTTGGTAGTGGAAAAGTAACTCGTGTATGGGCATCTGCTACAGCAAAATCTTTAACTGACACAAAATGGACACAAGCAGAAATAGATGCTGATGAAGCACCAACTGGAGCAGATACTAATACTATTAAATTAAGAGGTTTAACTTATTTACATAAACAAGTAATTAAGGCGCAAGCATCACAACTTTTAAAAGATAGTGACTGGTATGTAATTCGTAAAGCAGATGCGGGAACAGCGGTTCCTTCTAGCATAACTAATTTTAGAGCAGCAGTAAGAACTAAAGCAGGAGAGATGGAAACTGCGATAGGTAATGCTGACACTGTAGATAAATTAGCAGCATTATATGTATATACAGAGCAAGAAGATAAAAGTATTACTAGACCTTTGGGGGAATGGCCTAAGTTAGAAGATTATTAATGAATCTTGCTAACCATTATTGGTTTTTTAAATCAGCAATACCTCACCGTATTTGTGATGAAATCATAAAATATGGATCAGAACAACAAGAGCAGGTAGCCCTAACAGGAAAACAGGGTAATGTAGAGTCTAAAGATTTATGTGAAAAAGACATAGAACAATTACATAAAAAAAGAAAATCCAACGTAGCTTGGATAAATGACAGATGGGTTTATAAAGAAATTCAACCTTACATTAACATGGCAAATAAAAGTGCAGGTTGGAACTTTGAATGGAATTGGTCGGAATCTTGTCAATTTACAAAGTATGAGGGTTCAAAAAAACAACATTATGATTGGCATTGTGATTCAAGTGAATTACCATATAACAAACCAGATGATCCAAATACACATGGTAAAGTTAGAAAATTATCTGCAACAATAAGTTTAGTAGATAGTGAAGAATATGAAGGTGGAGATTTTGAGTTTGATTTTAGAAATAATGATGATGGTTCTAATATACCTCATGTATGTAAAGAAATTAAAACCAAAGGTTCTATGGTAGTTTTCCCTTCATTTGTGTGGCACCGAGTTAAACCAGTTACAGCGGGCACACGTTATTCACTTGTAATCTGGAATCTAGGATGGCCTTTTAGATGAAAACACATAAAATTATTAAAGAAGCAATACCAACAGAATTAGCTAATTTTATATATCAATATTTTTTAAATAAAAGAAAGGTAGCAAAACACCTATTTGATACTAGGTACATATCACCATTTACAGAATATTGGGGAGTTTGGAATGATAGCCAAATACCAGAAACATATTCTACATATGGTGATATAGCCATGGAAACTTTATTAGAAAAAGTAAAACCTATAATGGAAAAAGAAACAGGAATGAGTTTAATTGAAACATATTCCTATGCCAGAATATATAAAAAAGGTGATGAATTAAAAAGACACAAAGACAGGCCATCTTGTGAGACATCTTGTACAATGAATTTAGGCGGTGATGAATGGCCTATTTACTTAGAGCCTTCTGGAGAAGAAGGTAAAGAAGGAGTAAAAGTGTTGCTAAATCCCGGGGATATGTTAATATACCGCGGTTGCGATTTAGAACATTGGAGAGATCCTTTTGACGGTAACAATTGTGGGCAGGTTTTCTTGCACTATAATGACCTAAACGGTGAATTCGCAGAACAGAATAAGTACGATGGAAGACCCTTCCTTGGCTTACCTGCATGGTTTAAAACTAATTAAAATTTGGAGATATTGTGTTATTAGGACATACAACTTTTGCAGAACAAGCTTTTCAAGACGCACGATTGGATGCTATTCATAATAACTCTTTTGGGGTAACTCAAAGTGGATTAACTTTTACGATTGGAACAGAAACTGCAACAGGTAGTGCTGTTTTTGAATTAAGTGGAGATGATTTACAATTTACTGTAAGTGTAGGTGATGAAACTACTCTTGGAGAGTCTTTTCAAAATTTAATTACTTTTAGCACTGGATCAGTAAACTTTTTCTTATGGAATGAAGTTGATGATTCACAAACTGTAACATGGATAGACGTTGATCCGGGATCAACAGATTAGGAGATAAAATGGCAGATGATGCAAGTATTTCAATAACCGCAACTCTTTTACCAGATGAGATTTCTAAATCTATTAGTGGATCTATGACGGTAACACCAGATGATGTAAATGATAAATGGTATTATAAACTAACAGCTTGTACAGCAACAAGCACTGATTTAATTGCAGGAAGTTTTTTAGACTACACAGCCGTTGATGATGATACAGCACCAACAGCAATTACGACAAGTGACAAGGTAAAATTTTTATTTATTAAAAATACAAGTAGTGCAGATGGTGTATATATTTGTTTTGATGGAGGCACAGCAGCAAACGATTTAGTAGACGGCGTATTTATTGGACCTTCACAATCATGGTTTGGACGTTTACCAAATACAACAGTTGGTAACTTACACGCTATATCGTCAGATATCGCTGATGCAGGTGACGCAACAGCAAATTTGATTGTAGCAGCTTTAATAGACGACGTGGCATAGGAGATATAAATGGCATCAACATACTCAAGTACTCTCAATCTCGAACTCCAAGCCAGTGGGGAAAACTCGGGAACATGGGGTACAATAACAAATAACAACTTAACAAAAATGGAATCAGCCGTTAAAGGCTATGTGTCTGTAGCAATTGCAAGCACAACAGATTCTTTAACTGCAACAGACGGTACAACAGCAGATGAACAAAGTAATGCGATCATCAAACTAACAGGCACACTTACTGGTAATACTACCATGCAGTGTGAAGCAGTTGAGAACTGGTACATTGTGGATAATGCAACAACAATGGGAACCTATACTTTAGGATTTAAGCCAGCAGGAGGAACAGCAGCTTCTCTTGTATCAAGTTCAAAACATATTTTATATTCTGACGGATCAACAATGTTTGACGTATTAGCTGATGCAGGTAACATAAAAGCAAACGGAACATTGACAGTTTCCGGAAATGTTGAATTTGATGGTGGTAGTTTTATATTTAATCAATCATCAGCAGATGTAGATTTTAGAATTGAAGGTAACGGCGATGCAAACTTATTCTTTACTGATGCAGGTAATGATAGGATTGGTATTAAAACTGCTTCTCCTTCTACAGAGTTACACGTT